CAATGGGGCATTGATGGTGGTGATGGAAGACAAGGAACATTAGAGGATTTCTTTAGCTAAGGGACTTGACTTAGCTAAGTATTTCTGTTATATTAGTAGAATGGAAAAACGCAAATATATTATTCCAGAGGCTCCAGATGAATATGAGGCATATTTGTATCTTTGGCATCTTTGGATTGAGGAATTAAATCGTTGGCATTTTTATGGAGGAAGGAAACACGCTAGATACCATAAAGTAGATTATCTTCACAGTAGTAAAGATAAACAATTTAAGAATGATCTTGCCCGATCTAAAAAGGTAATTTTTGAACTTTTAAAATATGGAGCACATGAAGAAATGGCACTCGAAGAAGGAACTTTGCTGAAAAACGCAAAAAATGAAGAAGGGGTAGTTGTTGGTGCAGCTCTCTCAGAACTTTGGTATAATAAAACAAATGGGGGTGGTTTGTATGGAAAGGGCTCGCTATCTTCCGCAGACCTTAATACTATGTGGGGTATCGTCAACCCAATGTTAGAGCATCATCAAGACATTGAATGTGGTGCAACAATTAATGGGATTACAAAAAAGTTTATTCCAGAAGAACAACTGGAAAACCTTATTAAACTACAACAGTTCTTACAAACTAGGGATGAGTTATTTGTTGCATCTCATGTTGACACTCTTTGTTATAAATTTACCCAAGATGCTGATCCTGATAACTGGGAACCGCTGTTGATATTGATGGACTGTGAAATTGTAGACAACGTACCAAAATATAAGAAAGGTAGTGTGGCTATAATTAGCGGCAATCACCGATCCAGAGGAAATATTAATTGTCCTGCTGGTATGGGGCTTAATGGTTTTCACATCCCGCATATAATGTGGAAAGGATTGAAGGGTGTTGATTTTGTTACATTGAGTAACAGGTGTAATCCTGATCCAGAAATGCCAGCACTAGAGATGAGTCCTGAGTCTGCTGCTACATGGATGAGTAAATTTGCAAAAGAAAAGGGTCTAGAAAAAACTTCTGATGATGGTAAGTCTAAACTTCCAGATTATGACCATGTGTTGATTTCCAATGAATTGAAAGATAACAATGGCATGTCAACAAAGAAAGTTAATAGGGCAATTACTATTGCATGGCAAAGATACGAAAACGAGCTCGTTTTGCAAGAGTCTGATAATCTTATAGACTTTAGTGAGGAAGGTTTGAGAACAAATCCTGAGTTAAAAAAGAAATATGATTCTAAAGTTGCAGAATATACTAACACTAATGAAGAACATCATTATGATTGGGTGTATAAGATTTCAGCTGATATCTTTAAGATGGGTAAGGTCATGGAAGAAATCAGAAGGAAGAAATATAAAAAGAATGGGTTGGTATTAGTACACTTTAAGACAATGGATCAGAGGAGTGGTAAAATATACAAGGGTTATAAGGCAACCTTTGAAGAAGATTTGGAACATCTTATTTCTTCTGATTACAACATCATGATACAACACCTCCCATTGACTACGAGTGAGTGTAAGGCAGAAGGTTACATTGATTAAAAAACTTCTAGTAGACCATATTAGAAACAACGTGCCAGACAGTGAGGTTGCCGTCTTACTGTCTGGCGGTGTTGATTCTGTCAGTGTAGGTCTTGCAGCTGAAAGTGCTGGTAAAGAAGTTCATGCCTATAGCTTTTACTTAACACCCTTTAAATATAATGTAAAAGAAAAAGATAAATTGGTAGAAAAAACTGGTGGTGGTGTGTCATATGATTTTGTAAAGGCAGCAGAGGTTGCATATAAAAGAAACTGGAACCTCACTCCCATAGTTGTTCCTACAGACAATCTTATACAAGATTGGCATAGACTTGTTAAGTTGAAATGTAGAAAGAAAACTCATTTTGAGTGTGTCTTTCCATTTCTATATGTTTACCCAGAGATAGAGGAAGAGTATGTGCTGACAGGCTGGGGTGCAGATGGTTACTTTGGGCCCAGTAAGAAAGCAATGATGCGATATTCCAGTTACAAAAAGAAAAGAAACTATGTAAAATATTGTAAAGAACACAACCAGAAAAGATTAAACTGGAATGAATTTAGGCTGGCATATTTGGATGGTGATTGTGCTGGTCTAAAAGAACATACCAATCTAGCCACTAAACATAATAAAATTCATGTAACACCTTACCTAGATGCAGATGTAAAAGAACTTTTGATGAGTAAAAGTTACGAAGAGTTGAACAAACCCAAACAAAAATATTTTATTAGAAGTGACTTTACAGAACTTAAAAAGTTTGGTATAATAAAACCTCATCAAAATTTACATTTGGGTGCTGGTGTAGATAAGATATTTGAGACACTGCTAAATAATCCAGAGATTAATTTTAAGAATAGAAAAAGAATGATGGATGTGAGTAGGGATTGGAGCAATGGTGTATTACCCATATAATTTACAGGATGTATATGACGCATCTGCACAGAATAAATTTAAAGTCATATCAACTTTCGCTGGTGGTGGTGGTTCATCCACTGGTTACCGTCTGGCTGGCGGTAAAGTTCTTGTTATCAATGAGTTTGTAGAGGAAGCACAAAAAACCTATGCAGAAAATTACCCTGACACAGTGATACTGCCTGGTGATATTAAGGAACTGTCTGGTAAAGACTTTCTTAATGCAGCTGGTGTGAGTGAAGGTGAGATTGATATCTTAGATGGCTCTCCGCCCTGCTCAGCGTTCTCTGTGGCCGGTAAATTGTCACATAATGTACATGAGGAAGAACGTGTGGATTTGTGGGGTAATGTGACTGTAGAGAAAGTTCCCGGCAAACATTCTGATGGCTGGGGGCAAACTAAAAATTATTCTGATGGTAAAATGGTCGCAAATATCGAAGACTTGTTTTTTGAGTTTCTACGAGTGGCTGAAGAGATTAAGCCAAAGGTTATTATTGCAGAGAATGTCAAGGGTCTTACGATTGGAGAGGCAAAAGAATATTTCAACAAGATACTTAACAAGTTTGAAACCATTGGGTATGAGGTTTGCGCTCAGGTATTGGATAGTCGATACTATGGTGTATCTCAAACAAGAACCCGTGTAATCTTTATCGGTGTAAGAGAAGATGTTGCTGCAAAGACAGGATATAATTTTATGAATGTCTCACAGATATTTCCTGAGCCAGATAGAAAAGTTATTCCTGTTAAGGATGTGATGATTGACCTAGAGTATGATGATGAAGAGGTGAAGTATCTCACAGAGAAATTCACCAACACAGCATACTGGAAACAGACTGGCAGTAAGATGCCTACTGATCCAGATAAGGTTCTCACTGGTATGGATTATCATCCAAAAGGTCATCACTTCAATCTTAAAAGATTGTCACAGTATGCACCAAGCCCAACTATTACAGCAATGGGTAGTGCAGATACAACTGCTGGCGCATTTCATTGGATTGAACCAAGGAAGTTGACATTAGGTGAATTAAAGCGTATAATGAGCTTACCTGATGATTTCATATTGACAGGTAAATGGAATCAGAAGGCAGAACGATGTGGAAGAATGGTGCCACCTCTTATGATGAAGAGGATTGCATCATCTGTTTATGAAAAGGTATTGGAGAAATATAATGGCTGATTTTACATTTGCACATAGAGAGGAAGGGTTTGATGAACATATTGATTGGAGCATTCGTGGTTATAGTAACCTTCTGGGAGATGTAATCAATTTTTCTCGATATTTTGTAGAGGATGATACTAATGTGGTAGACCTTGGTTGCTCTACAGGTAAGACAACAGAGAAAATGTTGATGCATAATGAGGATCACTGTAAAAGTGCAAATTATGTTGGTGTAGAAGTTGCAGAGGGTTTCTTTGATAATTTAGATGCAAGACAAAAAGATTTACAAGAACGAGGAGTTACCAATGTAGATTTTATCAGGGGTGATGTAAGAGATTATGAATTCGGCAACTGCTCGTTGGTAACATCAATTTTTACACTACAATTTATGCCCAAGAAAGACCGTGAGACAGTTATTGGAAGGATATATGATGGCTTGAATGATGGTGGTGCATTTATTTTCGCAGAGAAAATATATACAGAAAACGCATTTCTACAGGACATGCTCACCTTTAACTATTATGATTTCAAGAGACAAAAATTCGACACTCAAGATATCATGGACAAGGAACAAACCTTGCGACATATGCTAAAGCCTAACACATGGAAAGAAATAGAGGACATGCTCACTACGTCTGGTTTCAAAAGTGTCGAAGTGTTTTGGCAGAACTTTCTTTTTCTAGGTGCAATCGCAATAAAATGAGGATTATATAATGAATTCATCAAAGAGACAAGCATATCAACAATTGAATTTCTTTCCTATTCAGTGCTATGAATTTCATTGTGATGATGCCTTGTTAAATAGCGCTCTGGGTCTTGTAAAAGATATGGAGTATCGTTCGTATAACGAGCCGGCAGGTGTCATGACAACAGATGACATACATCAGAGGGAAGAATTTGCTCCTATGATGTCATGGGCGCAAGAGTGTGTAGATACTATCCACTTTGATCAGAGTCTTAACTGTGACCGTCTAGTGATCAATAAGGCATGGTCAAACCGCTCTAAGGGTGGCACAGGGCAGCACCACGCTCCTCACAGACATTTCATGTCATTCTATAGTGCCATCCTATATCTCACCACAGGTGCTCCTACGCTCTTTTCAGACCCTTTATTCCAACGCACATGGGGGTCTTTTTACATAGACAGCCCTGTCGGGAGTGATATCACCTACCACGGTGGTGCAGGCGGTATGATTCTCTTCCCTAGTTACATGATCCATGCTAGTTGTATCGCCAAGGTTGATAGAGGTGATAGATACAGCATCGCAATGAATACATTCCCAACAGGTAATGTTAACTCTGGTGGTTGGGGGAGACCACTGGCGCAAGTTAAGGTTGAGGGGTGGAAAGAATTAGGACCATTGAATTCGGACGACTATGCGAGGGGTTAAGAAGCTCCCCTTTTTTACTTTAAGAAGGAATTAATATAATGAATGAAGAACTGCACTGGTTCTGCTCAGATAGTGGCCACAGAGAATCATTTGTATACTACAATAAATATGCGAAAGAATACCAAGTCAAGATGACAGAGGTAGAAAAGAGCGGAAAGGGCGGAGTCCATGATGTTCATCATACTAAAGAAATCCGCCCATTACCAAATAAATCAGAGCGATATGCGGAAGACTGCGCTGAGAATTGGGTAATGACGTATTGAAGGAGATTGACTAATGGATGAAGAGCTACATAACTACTATAGCGACTGTGGAATGAGGACATCAAGTGTACATCATGATGGCCATTCATATTATGTCAAGATGTTTACCAAAAAAGATTTGACTATAACTGCTGAATGGGTCAAAGACGAGATAAGATATTTTCCTAACAAGTCAGAGCGGTATGCCGAAGACTGCGCTGAGAACTGGGTACTAGGAGTGTTCTAATGGCAAAGGCAAAATATTCACCATGTATTAAGGTCTGTACATATGATGATGAGGGATACTGCTTGGGGTGTCAACGCACATCCGATGAGGTGCAAGGATGGCGTAACAGAACAGAGGTAGAACAACTCGCTGGTATAGAGTTACTAAGAGACAGAAGAATATACAGGGCATCAGAATGATATACGAAGAGAACCACGATATGCTTATACCATTTTATTTGATGGCATCGTATGCATATTACAAAGAGGACGACCCAATCCTCTCTGATGGAGAATATGACACCGTGTGTGTACTACTTGATGAACACTGGGACAAAGTAGAACACAGCCATAAGTGGTGCGTAGACCGAGAACATTTAAAGGCCGGTACAGGATACGCATTAGAATACCCTGACAGAGTGAAATACGCAACAAAACATTATAGACAAAAAACTAAGGAATAACTTATGATTGAATTAAATTATGCAATAAACACCATATTCTTTCT